CTAACTTTCTATTCAACTCTGAAATTTTCCCAAGTGATTCTCACCACTTGGAAAATCAAAAGTGTTTCATGATGCTATCAAATGGTATATACATTAGTTATACTCTATATGACGCAAGATCTAATGACAGTTTTGTAGGAGATGTAACAGTATATTTCAATTATGAAAGTAGAACAACCGCAAAGGACTTTTTGGAAAAGTTAGAGTCACTATTGGATAAGAAAGAAGATTCAGAAGATGATATTGATGATACGCTTTTTACTTTGACAATTGAACCATCTGGTTATGATATCCTACCAATAAATTATTTGGAAGCGGATTATGAAAATATTGATTTATATTTCAATAATGATGTTTTAAAAAAAGTTAAGAAGTTATCGAAAAAAATAGACACGGAGTCGAAGGGTATATCAATTATTTGGGGTGAAAAGGGAACGGGCAAATCTACCCTTTGCTGTGAATTGCTCCAAAATTTAGAAAAAAGAAAGATTTACATTTCATCAACATTAGTTGATAGTGTTACAAATGGAGTTGAGTTCAGAAATTTTCTGTTGAAAAATAAGAATGTAGTTCTTGTCATTGATGATGCTGAAAACCTATCTTCTGATTTTTATTTAAAATCAAATTCATTTGCAAAAAATTTGGTTCAAATGGTCGAGGGCATTGATTCTGATAATTTCAAAGTCAATATAATCCTAATTTATAATGTGGAGTCAATCGATGATATTGATGATAGTTTATTAGAATCAAATAATATTTTAGATGTAGTAGAAGTCAATAATTTAAAAATTGATAAGTGTAAGGAACTGAGTAAATTTTTGAAAAAAAATAAACATCACAAAAAAGAACAAAAATTGATAAATATTTTGAAAAAAAATAACCAAACTAAAGGTAAAAATAAAATTGGTTATGAATAAAAATTTATAATTGTTGTGTATAACTTATCCGATGAAGAACTTTTAGATTTTTTAATGACATCTGAGTTCGATGAAAATTTTTCAATAGACCAATATAGATTTCTTTTAAAGAAATTTAGAAATTTTTATAGAGTTATTTATTGTTCTGTTTCGAATTACAAGGATAGAATGGATAATTCGTTAGTTGAAAAAAAGATGAAGGAGGAAGAATTAGAAATAAAAACAAAGGAGTTCGATTATCAAACCACAGAATTAATAAATAAACTTAATAGAATAAGGAATAAAAAATTAACTTTCAAGGAAAGAATTTTAGGAAAAATAATAGAGGGACATGAAAATAACTGAATTCAAAAAATTAGAAGAATCCGTAAAGGAACAGGATTTCAATAAAAGTTTCAAGAACATTAACAAAGTGATGTTCGTACTATCGATATTTGGTCACTTTGCATCAATTTTTTTAGCTTACTTTTTAATATCCAAGATTCTAAGCGGTGCTATAACTGACAACCCAATTTTAGTTGGGATAGCTTCCATAATCCTCCTCGGTGGATTGGAATTATTGAAGAGAGAAATATTTGATAAATTTTCACTACAACAAATAAAATATAAAAGTGTAACCAAACCAGACGTACTACCTTTAATGATAGTGAGTTTGGTCATTGTTTCAATTTCTTTTTATGCCTCTATCAAAGGTGCGCAGGAGTTTTCTTCAAAATCAAAAGAGATTGACACAAATATTGAAACAAATGTACAATCTTATGAGGATAGTTTGAGAGGAATTGAAAAATCCGAAACCGATAAGATAAAAATTAAATTAGATGTAATCGATACAAAAATTGATGAAAAAGACAAGGAACAAACTGAATTGCAGAACACAGTTGATTTGAATAGACAGGGTAAAGTTAGAATAAAAGATTTAAGAACCCAAGTTAAAGACTTGAATATCGAAAAGTCTAACTTGAAAACTGAGATTGATAGCATCGAAGTTAAAACTGAAAGAAAAATTGCTAACTTCAAGAAACAACAAGAGTTAAAAGGCAGTGAAAAGAAAAATGAAAATAAAGATAATTCATTCTTTTTCATAATTATTTCAACACTTATTGAATTGGTGATACTTTTTGGTGTTTATTTTAACGAATACTATAAATACAGGTCATATTCGGATTTCAAAGCAAAAATTGACAAGGATGAAAATTTCCAAAAGTGGCATAATTACAATAGTCTTCTGGAAATAATATTCAATCAAGATACCAAAATCAATGATAAATTGCCAAGTATGAAAGTTATTTCAGATCTGTGTAAGGTCAATGGTAATATATTCTTGAATAAGGATTTGACAACCGCATTCAAGTTATTTGGAACATTGGGTATTATTAGAACCGGTGGTAGTGCAAAGTACATTGCTAAATCTAAGGATTCTGCGGTGGAATTGTTGAGAAAACATTTTAACATCGAGTAAAACTGAGGGAAATTCAAGTTTTTCATATATAATTAAAAATAATTAAAAATTATGATAACTGAGAATATCGAACTTGTTGATAAGTATGATCACCTTTTGAGGATTCTAACAGAGGAAGTTGAAGTAGATGGTAAAAAGGTTAAATTAAAAGATGATTTCGAAAAATTTTTCATCAAATCTAACAAGACCGCTGGTGTGAGAATAAGAAAGATAATGCAATTATTAAGAAAGACGGCAGAGGATGTACGTATTGACGTACAAAACCATAAGAAAAATATTTGATTAAAGAATTCCACAAAACTTTTGTGGAATTTTTTTTTAATATATAATGATAAATCAATTTTTTTATTTTCAATGGAGAAATTTAGTAAAATAACAAATCAAAAAGTAAACGAGGTTCCGAACTTAGTTGAAGATAAAGAAAAACTTAAATTACAAGCATTAAAAGCTGGTATATCAAAGTTAATGGATAACTTCCTAACAATTCGTTCATATGGTGGGGCGAGAACTGAGCAATTGATGAGTTCAGTAAAAATTAGTGGTAAAGAACTTTTTGTCGAAGCTCTTATTGATTTTATGAATGATAAATCTATACAAGACCAAATTTCTACACTCGAGTCTGTTAAGGGTCAATCTAGGGATTGGGAATCTATCGATAATAAGATAAATGAATTACATAATAAAATCGAAGAAGAACAAGAATTCACTAATAATTCAAAACATATCAATAAAATCAAAACACTTTTGGATACCTACGGTGAAGACGAATTATTCGAAACAATTTTAGAAAGTTTAGTAAGTAAAATAAAAACAAGTCAAGAAGCAGAATCTCTTTCATCAGTTTCAAGAAAAATGATGACAAATTTTAAGTATTTGGAATATCCAAAGAGTAAATTAAAACTAATCTCTGAAAAATATTCCCAAAAAGCAAAAGAATTGAATTTTAGAGAAAATGGAATTAGTGGACAATAAGACAAGTTTATTAGAGGAGATAACAGCACTCACTTCACTTGATCAATTCATTGAGACTATATTTGTAGACGAAAAAAATGGTGTACTTGAAATAGACCAAACCATAAAAGTTGGTGACGAATTAATTAATTCATCAAAAAAAATCGATTATAATTTAAAATCTACGCGTTTAACTATAAAATCTTGTAAGATTTTAGAAGGCAAAGTTATGATTTCGGATATTTCCAAGCATAATTCAATCTACAAGGGTAACTCAAATTGTGAATTGATAAATAAAAACATCAATAGTATTTTTTCAGTTGAGTTTTCTGAATTAAAAAAGTTGAAAAATGAAAATTTCCCCTTTTTCAAACAAAGCACAATCAAAAAAATATTTAACCCGAATACCAAAAGTAAACTAATTAACAAAATTAATTCAATTAGTAAAGATAAGGGATGGGTTTTAATACCAGAAAGCCTAGTGAGTATAGTTTGTGAGTCAGAGAATTTCGAATCGTATGGAAATATTACAAAACATCTAATTTATTCTATTGGTAAACTTAATGGGTGTAGTGTTTATGTAAACTCCGATGAAAATTCTAAAATATATTTTGGAAATTATGACTCAATAACTTTATTAATCGATAAATCTATGAAGGTTGAAAATGTAAAATCCACACAGGATTTATTCCAAGATACCAAAAGAATTACAATTTATTATCAATTCATTCAAAATGAAGAAATAAGTTGTTTAAATATCGCTTAATAATTTCAAGAGAGCATCTTCCCTAAGATTACTCACAGTTTCAAAAAGTCGATATGGATATGATCTGATATTGCCTACATCATTTTTTATAACCACCTGTAATCTACCAGAACTTATTTCTTTATCGACTACCTCGTAAACTTTACCAAAACTCAAACCACCATAATAATCCGTGTTCTCAATTAATTTTACAGACTCTCCCTTTTCTATATTAGTGAGTTTTCTTTTTAGTTCTTCTGAAATGAATTTAGAAATGTGTTCTATATTTAATCTTTTGAAATCATGTTGAGAATCAGAGAGATTAACTACTAAGTATTCGATTAGATTTTTTGTCAATTCCAATTCGGCTTTGATTGTAGGGTCTAATTCGGGCAATAAACTCCTATAGTAATCAGATATTCTTGAAACATCTTCGATTTCAACTTCATTTTGAATGCAAAAGTTGGCAATGATGGCAGCTGAAGAAACAAAATTATCATGATATCTAACGCCACCTCTTCTTCGTCTATTGCCAGATAAAATATCCCACCTTCTTGAATTTAATAACTTTTCAAAAGATACTTTCCCTTTGGATTTTAATATTTTCTTAACAGATTCATCTGTTGCATTATTGATTAGAATTTCTTTAAAATGTGGTAATTTTATCTTCTTTTTATAAAAGATTTCTTGGCCAGTTTTCAATGCGAATCTTTCGAAATCTATGAAATTCATATATGTTAGAAATCCATAACTTCTACCTTCGTCCCAAATTGTCCTCAAAATTCTATCATCAGTAGTTGTTGAATAATCCTTTAATAAAGAAAAATCTTTCTTTGCCTGTTCTACCTTTTCTATATTTTTTTGTATTATTTCAGATTTCAAAATCATAGTACAAATCTATTAAAATCTTTTACCATTTCCAAATCTCGATAAATAATATATATCTAATAAATAAAATTTTTAAAATATGGAAAAATTTACCCAAGTCGTTGAAGCAAAAAGGTTTATGCCAGACCCAAGTGTATTAAAACAATATGCGGCTTATATACTGCCATTATATCTCAATGGTCAATTGAAGTGTGATGCGAAATTGTTAGATGAATATTTGGAGTTATATAAATCTCAAAATAGATATAAGAATGTTAGTGTTGTTTGTGACTTAGAAATAGTTGCAGTCAAAAATGTTATAGATAATCCATTGTCTATCAATGGCTTTGCAAATTTGAAAAATGATATTAACAATAACTTTCCAAAGCTTCAAAGTTTTTTGAAAAAACACTTACAATCTATATCTGTTGACTAAATGAAAACTTACTCCGAGAAATTTCTGAATAACACCAACATCCTTAAAAAATCTAGGATTGGTCTTGAATTCGAATTCTATATGAAAGATCTTTCATATTATAAAACTTTGGAATTATTAAATCAATATATGTCTCCCATAAAGATATGGGGGTTTAGAAAATATCACTCAAACTTCACACCGGATTCTAAAAATTTCAAGATTGAACCAGATTTATCTGGTGGTTCGAACATGGTAGAGTTGGTCACTGGTCCTATGGAATATTTCGAGGCAAAAAATGCTTTGAACAAAATTTTGAAATTTATTCAATTATACGGTTATACTAATGAAAAATCTTCAATTCACTTTAATTTATCTTTTCTTGATGATTCTGATAAAAATTTGAATGATTTAAATGTCCTTAAATTAATACTAAGCGTCGATGAGGAAGAAATATACCAAATTTATCCTAGTAGAAAGAACAACGTTTATGCTAAAACAATCAAAAAGATAATCCCGTTCAAAGATTATGACTTTTCTAATATTTCGATTGGGATAGTGAAGAATAATTTAAAATTACCAGATGATAAATATTATGGTGTGAACTTTTTACATATAACTGCACCAAAAGAAAATCAAAGATTGGAGTTTAGGTATATCGGTGGAAAAGATTATGAGAAAAATATTGGCCAAATAAATTATTTCCTTGATAAATTCATATTGGATGTTTACAAATCAATAGATGCTGATTTTGATAATAATGATATGGAAAACTTAAAGGATTATTTAGAAGAAAATATAAATAATTTTAAAAACTTTTCAAAATACGATAATTTCCTTATCGATTTTCCAACAATAACAATTCAGATTGACCAAAATAATAATTATGATATTGTAAACGCATATTATGATAATTTATACTCAAGATTACATGATTTAGTAAATTCTACACAGTCATTGAACGACTGTATTATAAACTTTGTTACAGCAACACAAAGGATCGAAGTAATAGATGCAAATATAAAACTAACACAAAATTTGAAAAAATTTGATTTTATAAATTGCATACTAAGTGATGGTATATTTGAGAATTGTGGTATAGTGAATTCTGAAGTTACTAATTCCCAATTACTAAAATCACAAATTTATGGTTCAGAAATAAAAAGTACAAAGGTTTTGAATTGCAATGTTGAGTCAAGTCAACTTAACGATTGTTTCTTTATGGGTGGATATTTAGATGGGGATATGAATGGTGGTGTTTGGAGGAATGGTAAACTAGGCCCTTATGGAAATTTAAGTTCTGAAACTAAAATTGTTTCAGAAACAGACAACTTCTTCGATACTGAGTTTGATGACTCACAAGGATCTAAGAAAAAGGATCAAGGAATAATTGATGTTTTCAAGAAGTAAGGTATTACTCAATATCTTTAAAGTTTAGAATCTTACCCGTTTTTCCCACTTTAGTTACATCTTCCGCACTTATAACCTTATTATCCATTTCTGGATCTTTACTCTTAAATTCTTTTGGTTCAGACCATTTCATACCAATATCGAATGGGATGCCAGAAAGATCAGATATTATTTTGTTTTTGAACATATCCACAAATCTTGCACCCTTATACGGTTCCTTCTCACATTCACCAAAGATATTCGATATGGAACCTATACCACCGTGTCCTCCAGAAACTGTTATTTCATCTTGACCGATTGATGTATCGGGATTATAATAACCTAGATGTTCTTGGAAATTCTTTAGAAGACTTGTCATATAAGCTCCTAAATCATTTACAACTTGTCCAGATTTTAGTTTGGGTAAATCCTCACCATATTCCTCCATGGATTTATAGGAACAAACTTGAAGAGTACCGCCATATTGTAATAAGATAAACTTTGGTTCCTTTTCTATTTTACCCTCATTGAATTCTTTTTCGATAATAGACCTAGCCCTTAAAGCATTTGCCCACGTACCAGTTGGTATAAAGGCTAAATCACCTATTACTTGGTAACCATCTAACTGTATCAAACCATTTTTTTGGAAAGCAGATTTGAATTCTTCTGCTGAATTAAAGATTTTCTTTTTGGCCATACCCCTAACTCTTTTACCCATCTCTTTTAATCTCCAACTTGAATCCTCTATGAAATCTTTTGGTTCACCGTATCTACCAATATTGTGTGATGGATATACGCGCTTCATAGTGTTGAAAATTGAAAATATTGATGCATCATTGCAATTGTGAATCACGGATATAATTGTTTTAGTATCAGACCTTTTCAAAAATTGATTGAAAGCTGCTGCAAATTCTAATCTTTTATTTTCAGATTTCTTTATATCGGATAAATCAAAATCGAGTAATCTTTGCCAAGATACTTTATACTGCTGATACTTAGCTGAATCAATCATGTCTATTACCGAAACTGTTAATTCATCTTGAGGAACACCCAAAGATTGACAGATTGCTTCATAAGCCGAACCAGTCTTTTTCTTTTGTACTGGTGATTTCATGTATTTTGCTAATTGTTCTTCAGTGAAAGCTCCATGGTGGTCCAAATAAAAATCAATCATTTGGTCACGCTCATCACCGGGCATATTTGCAAAATCGACTACGACGTTTATCAATTTTGGATCTAAAGTTGTGAACTTCCAACCTTCGGAATAGTTTAAAACACCATATTTTACTATTTTAAAACCGGCGTTTATTAAATATTTTTTTACTTCGATTGCACTGAAAATACCATCCATGTCATCATGGGTATAGAGTGCTACGTTTTTTCCACTTTTTCCCCTATTTAACCAATATTCTTCCTTTTTTGGAAGTCTAGGGGAAGCTTCTTCAAATACTTGTTTCCAATCCGAGAAATCTTTTATAATCATAATTCATATATATTATTTTATTTCTTTCAAAATATACTATGGGGACTATTTGATAAAATATAAATACTAAAAATATTAGTTATTTATAGAAATGGAATTTTTTTGTGTATATGTCCGTACAAGAAAAAAGCTTGACAAATACATGAAGTCGAATAAAATAAAAAACAAATATATTGTTGATATTAAGAAAATTTATGAGGAGGACATCAGCACAGAAAATTCAACTTTCGAGAATGCAAAACCTTTTTTGAAAATTCTAATTCATAAAAAAATTCAAGAAGCTATCGAGAAAAATAAAGATGTTTATTATGTCCCTGATTTTGAACAGGATTTTTCAATTGAAAAACTTTTAAACATAAGAAAACTACTCGGAGTCACTAATAATTTCAATATTTTGGTTTTTTATAACGATTTCAGAAAGGATAAACAAATATTGGATGATGTGAATGAAAATTTAACTAAATTTTCTAATAGTTTAATCATTAAGGATTTCTAAATCCTTAATATATAATAAAAAATATTTTAGATTATGTCGTCTCCTCTTGGTATTTTGTTCACAGCAAAAAACGAAAGTACTAATGGTATTGGCGTGCACAAAGTTTATTCCGGTGGTGATATCGAAGGCGAGTCAATTGGCACAAAAGTCAAATCACTTTTTGGAAGGTCAGTTTTTTCCCCTTTTCCAGAAGAGGTTGATAAAAAGGGCAATGTCACATCAATTCAAGCAATTCGCAACGTCCACTCAACTGAAACCTATGACACATCGGTATCTTCACTTGTGAAATATACAGAAGGTAAAAGATCGCAACAATTAAGATTTGCGGATTTTGCATATCTAAAGAATTTGGGGGTTTACCCAAACAACAGATTAATAATTGCTAGGAGGTTCCCTCAAGCTGTGGGTAATAATTTAAATAAGACCAACACCGCACCATTGGCAACTATGATTAGTTGGTTTAATGAGGATGACCCATCTTGGTTCTCGTTAAGTTATAATGAAGAATGGGTAGAAGCTGATGCTGATTTTACGAATGTGTTGAATGATATGGGAAATACATTCAAACTTGGTAAAGCATCCGAGAAAAATTTGGGTAATTTTTTAGGGCAAGGTCTTGATGTACTGCCTTTTGGAAGGTTTTCCGAACCATTACAAAGATTAGTTTTTGAGAAACTTGGTTTTGTAAATGACCCTTATAACTTACCCCTAGGAAATCCAAATCTAATTAGGCAAGCAAAGCAAAGAAAATTAGTTTCAGCAAACGAAGCTGAAAGTGGATTAGCCTGTGAGGTATCGATAAAAATGGAAGTTGAGTATGAGCAAAAATTTATCAATAATGTAGATCCAACTATTGTTTATTTAGATATCATACAAAATGCATTAACATTCGGGACTTCTGATGCTGCCTTTCAAATGTCTGGCAAATTCAACAGTGTATCTGCAAATTTCATAGCTAAATTGACTAGTGGTAATTTTGGTGCTATATTTGAACAATTGAAAGGTGTGGTTGATAAGTTATTCGGACTTATTAAGGGATTCGCTCAAGATGTTTGGGATGCACTGAATAATCCAAAGAAACTATTAACCACAGTGGGAAAAATTATCGATCAAGCTTTTGGTGTGGTCCAAAAAAGTATAGGTGCAATTGTTGGTAAATTTAAAGTTAAATTGATTGGTATATTAAATGCCTTGACTGGTTCACCATCTTGCCCATGGCATATAACTATTGGTAATCCAAAAAGACCATTTTTCTGTTCAGGTGATATGCAGTTGAAAGAAGTTTCAGTAGAATTCGGAACAACCTTAGCATTCAATGATTTACCATCGACAATAAAATTCTCACTCACGTTTGCTAATGCAAGACCACTTGGCGCAAATGAAATTTTTGACAGATTAAACACTGGAAAAGGAAGAAGTTATCTGAGAGTTCACATCGAACCAAGTGGTGATGAAAAAGATGTACCGAGAGATGATTTTGATGATATAGAGAGATTAAAAAGTGGAAGTTTGGAAGAAGCATCATTCGATGATAAAGGTGGTGGTGGTAAGGGAAAAACCCATTCGGATATACTTTATTCAAAACTTGGATCAAATAGTGCTGACTGGTTACCACAGTACGTTGCGCCATTAAATGACTCAAGCTCATCTAGTTCATCTAAAAAATACGCTGAACCAGAAATGCCAGAGCCAGATCCAAATGAGTTAATATTGGATAATCCAAGTGTTCCACCACCTACTCCACCAGCTCCACCTACGCCGCCACCTTCTAGTTTCACTTTCCAAATAACAAATATCGGTGATAGTTGGCAGGCCAAGATATTCAACAGTGGCAAATTAATTGACATAAGGCTTTACTCAACTGTTGCTTATACTGATGAATCAGTTAGAAATGATTTAGTATTTGTTGGACAAAATTTTGGATTTACTGGAAGAGTCCCACCTGGTCCCGGTGGATCGATAGGTGAGACATTTCCAAAACAACCAGACCTTAGATAAAAATTTTAAAGATTTAAAAACATATTTTTGATTATATGGAAATTTGGGACTTAACGGAATTAAAAAGAGATGATAAACAGAATAAATTATATGACTTGTTTGCAGAAACTCAAAGAAGACCCGGTAATCTGGATCAATACGACCAATATATAGTCCAAGAGGATGAGGAAATGAGGATTGATTTAGTTTGTAATAGAATATATGGTAATGTTGACAAAGTTGGATTTTTACTTTTTTTAAATGAAATTTCAAATCCACTCAATATAAGAAAAGGTGATGTTATAAGATATGCAAATCAAAGTGGATTAGATAACTTCAAGGTTTCACCTCAGGATGAAAATGTTGTACCTGAAATATTAGCTAAAGTAGATAAGTCAACCAGAAAAGATCCTAATCGTGAGGAATTTGAAAAGAACAATTATACAATACCGCCAAATTTGCAAGAAACACCTACACCACCATTTCAAATAAGAGGAGATACAGTAATAATAGGAGGATAATATGGCAGATGGAAATGCAGTAGTTTTAGAACCAAAAATAAAGCCGAAACCAATTAGTTATAAATTGGTACCGGACGATGGATACAATGAGGAATTTGTAAGAGGATTGGGATTTTTACCATTTGTTTGGTATAATGGGGTTCAAATTGATTATAATGATATAACAAATTTACAATTATACACAAGTGATAACATACCAACACTTAACATAGTTTTTAAAGACACTATTGGTTTTATGAAATCAACTGGTATGCCACTAGATGATACAATTGTTTCACTTTTTATAAACTCAAGAAGTAAGAATTTAAAATCAATACATTTGGATTTTAAAATAACTTCATTTTCTGAAGCTAATAGTATTTACACTATAGTCGGTGTGGTAGATGTAGATGACTTATATGTCAAAACATTCAAATCATATGCGAAAAAAACTTCATTTGATGTTTACAGAGATATTTGCAAAAACTTTGGATTGGGGTATACCAGTAATTTTACCAATACAAACGACTCTATGACTTGGATAAATCCAGGCAATAATCTCATAACTTTTATGAACGATACTATATTAAATAGTTGGAGGTCAAAAGATACATTTTTATTTGCATTTATGGATTTCCACTACTATTGGAATTTTATTGATATAGAAAAGGAATTAAAAAGGGATATCAAAGAGGAATTGGGGATAGTAAAATCCGGAGTTAATGAACTGTTTGGTAAAGAAGTTACAGAGGAAACTACGAAATTACTTGTAGCAAATGATCAAAGTTTTCAAAACTCGAACATATATTTTGATAGCTATCAACTAGTAAATAATTCAACCGAAACTTCTATAAAAGTAGGATATCTCACACAACTAAGTTATTATGACGAGTTACAAAAAAACTTTTTAGTATTCAAACTAGACAGTTTACAGGGGGACAAAGCTACTTCGTATTCACTGAGAGGAAAGCAAAATGATAAAGAATTTTTCAATAAGAACATAAACATAGTTTATGATGGCACCTTTGATTTGGATAACGTCCATAGAGATTTCAAGTACGCACCTTATCAAAATAGAATAAATTATTCTGAGATTGAAAAAGTAAAGGTTATAATAAGTATGAAAACTCCGAATTTTAATCTGAGAAGATTTCAGAAAATTTATGCGTTGTTCTCAAATAATAGTGAGCAAGTTACAAGACCCCTATTGAACCCGAGATTAACTGGTGAATGGTTGATTACCGATATAATCTATTCGTTTGTTGGTGGGCAGTTTAGGCAAAAAGTCGAATTATCACACCGTGAGTTAAAGAAAGCAGACAACGAAGAAACAACTTAATTCCTATTATAAGGTGTGTATATTTAATATATAAAACATGCCTTTTTTTCAGAGTAATGGTGCGTTAAAGAAAATTTCAAAACTTATTATGGGTCAGAAAGGGCCCAAAGGCGCCATAAAGGGTAAAAGTTTGAGTAAAGATGCCAATGATAGAAAATATCCATTGGGATTTACACCACCTGTAGATTTTTATATCAATAAAGATCGAAAAACGATTGATTATGTCACCGCGGACGATGGTGGTGGATCCATTAATCCTAATGAAAATGGGGTGTATATTACAAGACAAAAAGAAATTGGAAGAGGTGGTATCGATATAACAACTGGTAGGCATATCGAATATGGAAACGCTATAGTTTTTGTAGATGATAATGGTAGTCCCTACATTCCCGGTAAAGAAAATAAACTTAATAAAACTTTTGGGAATGGATATCCAATAAATTATTCTAAAAATTCAGATGGTGAGGGTAGCCCAGCATTTACTCCTGAATCATATTACATGGTTCCGGATATTTTTGACCCGAAAGTTACCGCTTATGGTTTTAGTACCTCTGGTGGGTATTATGGTGCTTCCGTTGAGTATGGAAATCGTATTTATAATCCACCATTTTTATACTACCAATCAGTTACAAAAGAGAAATTACAACATAAATACGCAATATATGACAATCAAAAGGAATATGAAAGAAGAAAATTCTTACACCTTTTAGATTACTTTTCGGATTATACCCAAAGATTTAAAGCCATAAATGGTGAGGTTGAGCCGACGAGTTTCAAATATAATATTTTAGAGGCGGTAAACAAGGGGGAGGTTCTTGAGGATGGTGAACCAAGAAAATTCTATCTTGGTGAGGCATATTTTGAACAAACATCTTTCGAGAATGAAGACCCAACCTATTATGGATTTGATATACAAATTCTTGATGGAAAAGGTAACTCTCCTTTGCTAAATGGAGACATAGATGAGTTCATTGGTGTTTTCGGCCAATATGATAAAGAAATAGCTGGTAGGAAACGTATTTATGAGTTATTCAAAACACAACTGATGAAATTTATAAAATGCGAATCAACTTCTAATAATACACAGACACTTAGCGAATTCCCCCAACCAAAATCATATTACATAAAAAGTATATCTGGTTTGGATAAAATAGTAGAAAATTTCGGCGAAAGTGGTGAATCCAAACAATTCGTTGATTATAAAAAAGATATGATTACTTTGGAGTTTTTGGAAGACGTGAGTCAAAGCATAGGATATCTGACTAATCTTTATAAATATATGTCGTATTCAAGGCTTAGGGGTAAACACGTGATACCTGAAAATTTATTAAGATTTGATGTCAAAATAGTAATATCTGATGTTAGGAAATTTAATCGATTTGTCAAGGACCAAAACCTACCACACAAATTATGGATTTTCGCGGATGAGATATCACGTTATGAATACACCTTATATGAGTGTCAATTTAAATTTGACAAAATGCCTCATGGTGATACTGTTAAAAATGATGAAACCCCTGGCACCGAACCAGATTCTTATAAAATCTTTTTTGATTATAAATTTTCCACTTTAAATTTCAGAAAATTTGGTGGTTACATAGAAAGAACCAATAATGATAATAGCACATTCGATGGTATAATGTATAGTTTTGATATAGATAACTCAGTCACTAAGGATACATATTCAAGGGAACAACTTGAGAGAGCCGAGGACCTGAGTCAAACTGACAAGAAACCATATGGTACACATTGGACTACATATAACCTCGATGATTTTACCTTGAAGCAAATGACAATTAATAACCAACTGCAAACGCCATCAAAGGGACTTGAAAAAATACCAACCCCCTTTGTGCAAACAAACGCACCAGACTATGGTGGTAATACAAATATTCAAAATGATGCTATACTTCAACTAAAAATTGCTGAAAGGAAGAAAATTAGGAAAACTAGACAATTAAAGGCTAGACTTTCTGGTATAACTAAAGCTTTTGACCAACTTGGTAAAGCCTTGGCAAATGCTGCTATAAGTGAAGTGAATAGGCAAATTATGTCAAGAGCCGCAATTTTGAATAAAACTTTGGAATCGATTAGGAATGGCATACCTGGTCTTGAAAGAATGAGTCTTCCTCGTAATGTTTACAGACAAAATGATCCATTTGCAAATGATATACTCAATGCGTTAAGAGCTGGTGGTCCATTGTTGAGCGGTGGTTTAACTTCATTTTTGAAATTAAATCCAAGAGCAAACGCCGCATTTAATAAGAGTACTGCTTACGTTTCTGATTTGAGGAAAGGTCAAACACCATTGGATAAAAAATTCCAAAATTATGTTAGAGAAAAGGGTAGTAAATTAGTACCGGGTGGTTTGGGTTCTACATTGGGACCAATTCCAACTTTACCAAGAGGGGCTAGACCAGGTGAAAGTTTATACGGAGATTTACCACCATATAGAGGATTTTAGATATAATAAAAGTTTTATAACTTAATGACAAAAGAACAATTAAAATCTATCAGATTTGTTGGTGTTGTTGAAGATAATGTTGATCCGAAAAAAATAGGTAGATGTAAAATAAGGATAACCGAACTTCATGGCGAAATACCAGTTGAAGATATACCTTGGGCAAAACCTAGAAAAGATTTAGCTGGTAATGTATTTTCAGTACCAGATAAAGGAAAAGTCGTAAGTGTAATTTTCGAAAATGGGTCAATATATAAGCCAGAGTATATACAAGCCGAACATTTCAATCCTAATTTGGAAACTAAATTGGAAAATCTTTCTGAAAGCGATTATAACTCTTTTAGAGGAGTTATGTTTGATCAATCCACCCAAATTTATAGAACAAAATCCAAAGGTTTAATCTTAGACCATGAATATACCAATGTTAATCTAACACAAAATGGCAATATGGATTTCAATTTGAGAAATAATGATGCTAAAATGTTATTAGGAACTTTTGATGGGGCACAACAAGCTGTTTTGGGCAATCACTTCTCAAATTGGCTTAAGAGATTTTTAGAGGCTATGAATGGAACTCCCTATATTGGAAATTTGGGAGCACCAGTCGCTTTACAACCAACTATAAAAATAATTCAAGAAGAATATGTTAATATCGAGGTGCCTAAAGTTTTATCGAAAAATGTTAAGATTGTAGATAATGGATATGTTAAAAGGCAAAGAAGGGATTATGAAGATGTAGAGGGAGATCCATGGAAATCAACAGTAAAAAATAATGCTTTATTCAAGAAGAATTCCAATGGTGAACCTCCAAAAGAAGATGGTAGGAACAAAGATGAGGAGGAGAATAATCCAAATCAACCAACAACAAATAATGATAATATGCAACAAGATCAGCCTACTCCGAAAATGGATATAATATTTATGGGTGGGTTAGATGATAGAAAAGATCCAAACACAGGTAAAGTAATTGATTTGACACTAGAGCAACAAGTTGGTAAATTAAAAAGATCAGTTGGTGATAAGAAAATACAATCACATAGATATAATGATATAAATGGAATTCTAAAGACTATGAAGAAAAATCCAAATGCAAAAGTTATACTATTTAGTGGCGCTTGTGTTTATGCAAAAACAGTTTTTGATAACATAGAATCAAAGGGTAATTTATTTATTGTAGAACCATTTGGGAAAAATAATGAAACCGTTGATAAAATAAAAAATGTTAATAAATCTGGTTTACCTCTAAATAATATAATATTGGGCCCAACAATTGAAAGAGGAAACGGAATATTACAAAATACTACTTTAACTCCTAGTGGAATAGACCACTTGGGAGCTATTACTTTTGTTGGTAGAATGATCTGATTTATTGGCCTGAATGCACTATTATAAAATATATATGTTCAGAAATTTTACCAAATAACGACCTAATATGACTAGGGAACAATTAAGAACTAATACTTTTGTAGGTGTAATTGAAGATAACAACGATCCAAATAGATTGGGTAGGTGTAAAGTTAGAGTATTAGATGTATTTAATGAAATTCCAGCCGAGGACATTCCATGGGCAAAACCATGGAAAGATTTAAGTGGAAATGTTTTTTCCATACCAGAAAAGGGTAAAGTGGTAACAGTAGTTTTTGATAATGGTTCTATTTATAAGCCAGAATATATATACTCAGAACATTACAATGTAAACTTAGAAAAAAAATTACAAGAATTAAAAGATTCTGATTATCCTAGTTTCAAATCTGTACTGTTTGACCAATCGACACAAATATTCAGGACCAAATCAGAAGGATTAGTATTAGACCACGAATATAGCAATATAAATTTAGATGAATCTGGTAATATAAATGTAAATTTGAGAAATAACGGGGCATTTCTGAAACTTGGTACACCTGATGCTAGCCAACAAGCTATATTGGGAAATCACTTCATGGAATGGATGGATAAATTAGTTGACACATTAGGTGCAACGCCTTATATCGGAAATCTTATGGTTCCAGTTATACCATCACCAACATTGATACCAGTTTTAGCAGAGTATAGATTAGGTAGGGCAACTAGTAAGTATCTATCTAAAAATGTATTTATTGTAGATAATGGTGCGGTTAATACTCAGCAAAGAGATTATCAAAATCAAGATGGAGATAAATGGAAATCAACAGTTAAAGATAACAAGGTAACTACTACTCGACCAAGTACACCAAACAAAGAGCCAAACCAACCGGAAACACCAGCACAAACACCACCAACAGTTCCAAATTCGAATCCGCCAGTCGAACAGCCACAACAAAATCCAGACAATAATTATACTGGTAAAACATTTTTACCAAGTGCTGAACCACCTTCAAGATGGAATGGCGCTTTAAGAAATGAAGCATCCAAAAAACCTCTTAAAATTCAAGTAATAAGTAATTTCAAAAATGGTAAGATTGATTACAAAAAGAGATTAAAGTTGTCAAATAGAATAAAGAGTGATTTGCCAAAAGGTTGCTCGGATGAGTATCCAGAACATTGTTGGTATTTATGGCCAGAAGCTTGTGATGAGTTAGAAAAGATGATGACTGCATATGACGCTGCAAATTTCCCGGGTAAGAAAAAAATAGTTATTGGTGACGGGTATAGAAGTTACGAAAGACAAGTAAATCTGTTTAAACAAAAAGTAAAGGCTGATGGATCTGGTGAAAATCAAGCTGGTAGAGCTGGTACCTCACCTCACGGATGGGGATTTGCAATTGATTTGTATTGGGGTGTTGATATAAATTCAGTTACTGATGAAAGCATAAAGGCAGCGGCATTCAAACATCCAGTATATCAATGGTTGCATAATAACTCTCATAAGTATGGATGGTATAATCCAGAAATATTAAGAGATGGCGCTGGCGAACAAGAGGAGTGGTGGCATTTCGAATACATGCCACAGAGGAAAAAAAGGAAACCGGGCAAATTGATTGATGCATATAAACCACCATTTACTCAAAAAGATTTCGACCTTTTATTTGCTAATCCATCAACGAATGTTGCTTATATGCAGAATGTACCAAAGCCAATATCATTGACTTAAAGATTCATCTTAATTACTTTATAGGGATATTCCCTTTTCTTATAGAACTTTTCTCTTTCTAAAAAATGATTATACAAAATGTTATTCATTTTATCAGGATCAAAAATATCAACCAAATCGAATATTGTGGCTACTTGTTTATCATTATGTTTTCTCAAAGCTCTACCGATAGATTGAATTATTATCTGCTCCGATTTGAAAGAATCAGCAAAAACTACATTGAAAATCGCATTTATTGATACACCAGTTGATAATGTACCGTTCTCAGTACGAGGCAACTAAGACCTTAGTTGCCCCTTCTTCTCTAATTTCTTCTCTCTTGTCTATTATTCTAGCCATTAGTTTTTATTGTTTTTATTATAGCATCTAATAAAATAATATTATTTTCATTTAGATGATTCATTGAAACCTTGATATCAGTGTCTCTATATTTTCTTATTAAATGTGTGCTGAATTTATATTTTTTTACAATATCTTCCATATTTTCAAAAACTTCAACATGCCCGTTATTTTTT